AACTAAAGAGCAAGCGGTTAAAATATGGAAAGATAAACATGATGAAATTTTAAAATTTTATCCATCGTTTGCAGATAATATTAGATATGCACATTTTTCTAAAGATACTGGGAAAGTAGAATTTGTTAATGGAAGTATTATTGATAATCTTGCAAACTCACAACAAAGCAAAGGTTTGAGAAGGCACAGAGGTGGACTTGAAGAAAGTGCTTTGATTGACAAAGACACGTATGATGACTGTATTGAGCCGATTTTCAATATAGGCAGAACTACTATGACAAGCGCAACAGATCCTGAAGAATTAAACGGTCAAATCAATAGATATAGTACATCAGGGTATAAAAATAGTGATGAGTATGAAAAAATATTAACTATTGCAAAAAATATGATTGATTTAAAAGGTACTTTTGTATTTGGTTCTGATTGGTTTATTCCTGTCCATTTTGGAAGACAGAAAAAGTCTACTATTGATAAAGCAAGAAAAAGCAATATCATACGTTTTAAACAAAACTATTTATGTGATTGGGTAGGAGTTAGTGATGGTGGATTAATTAACATAAGTAGATTAATTAAAGCAAGAGTTGTAAGTTTCCCAGATTTAGAATGTCCAAAAGATAAACGGGGAAATTTAGATTTATGTGAATATGTAATTGGAGTCGATGTTGCTAGAAGTGCAAGTGAAAGTAATAATAAAACTTCTATAGTTGTTTTAAAAATAATTAGAAATACAAGTGGATCTATTAGACAAATTCAATTACATAATATAATAAATCCTCCAAATGGATTAAACTATGAAGAACAATCAGTTATAATTAAAAGGATTTTTTATAAATATGGAGGTAATTTAGATTTAATAAAATCAAGGGTAAAAGCCGTAGTAATTGATGGTAATACTATTGGACAAGGATTAGTTGAAAAATTGCTTGAAGATGTTACAGATTATGAGACTAATGAAGAATATGGTGCTTGGGCAACGATTAATACGACTGATAAATCAAAATCAAACAATGCTCCTGAAATACTATATGTATTAAAAGCACAAGGAATTAATGGAGATATTATTAGAACATTTATTAACTACGTTGAATCAAATATATTGAAATTAATTAAAACTTTTGATGACATAAAAGATAATTTGCCGAAAGATACAAAAGAAGATGATTTGTTTAATATTGAACTTGCTTGTACTCAAGTTCAATTGTTAATTGATGAAGTAGCAAATTTAAAATTAAAAAAAACTCAAACTGCTGTAACTGTGGAACCAGTTATAAAAAGAATAGATAAAGATCGCTATTCAGCAACAGTTTATCCTCTTTATTACATATCATTATTTTTAGAACATGAAGCAGATGATTCAGACTATGATTTTGTATTCTCATACTCATAATATTCATAATACAATAAATAATAATTAAAGTCAAATATAAAAAATTAAATCATAAACTTACAATCCTTCAAAGAAAGGAGGCAGACTCCATTTGACAAAAAAACAAACTCAAACAGAAACTAATTCAGCAAATTCAACAAACTCAATCATCACTTCCTCTCCCCTATCCTCTCAACCCAACACATCCAACCAATCTGATAATCAATTCTCTAATGAAATAGAATTAAACTCCCTATCTTATAATTCATATTCATTTTCAACAGGAAGATTGGACACAGATAATATTCCTATGAGTGATTTAAAACAATATGTAAAATATCCAATGATTTATAATGAAATATTGAGAACTATATCGAGACAATCTTATGCGTTAAATGGAATTTATGGTCAAAGTGTTGACAGAATGATAGCACTCCCTACATTATCATATATTACTACATTGAGAAACAAAACTCCACAAATGAAAGATAAAAAAACTAAATTTAACACATTACTTAA